CTTGGTTGACTTGCGCGGGGTAAATCGGTTGAACTCGACAATCTTGCCAGCCTTGACCTTGAAGTACTCGCCCTCGGAGGCGCTGTATTTCCAAGCGAGGTCGCTGTCTAGCATGATGCCAGCGTGCTCGATAGTCTCCTCGGTTGAGCCATAGACAAGTGAGCCACCAGTCGTCTGACCAATCCAGAGCGGGGATGAGTTGACTCGTGCAAGGTGCAGGGTGTCGGGCTTGTCCTGTTCAAGCCAAGCCAGCGATGCGGTGCCCTCCACCTCGGTGAGGAGTTGGGTCGGGTGGTCTTTGCCGAAGGCGAGGAGTGCGGTCACTGCCTCGGAGTCAACAAGTCCGTGTCGCTTGACCCGTAACTGTCTAAACAAGTCCTTGTCGTTGGCGATGTGCCCGTTGTGTGTGAGCACGATGCGCCCGCGAGGGATGGGGTGGTTGTTGTTGTTGTTCTGCGGTGTGCCTTGCGTTGCCCATCGCGTGTGCAAGATAGCGGTTTGTGCCCGCCTGCATAGGTGAGCGCCTGCCCTGCGCACATATTGTGAGGCAGGGATAGGTGCCTTGCGGATGACCCGCCCGCCGGAGCCTGAGTCAATCCATGCTGAGCCGGTCGCGTGTTGTCCGCGGTGTTCGATGTCGAGAAGCATCTGACCTGCAAGGTCTGCAATCTCGGCGGTCTGATGTTGCTGAGTGCTGAGGCAATAGCCTGCGATTCCACACATGTTAGTTAGTCTCCAGTCTGTCGGGTTGTTGAGGGGCTGAGTATAGCACTGTGCTCATCGCACATCTCCACCATCGCGCCGGATTTCTTCCCGACACTCTTGGCACATCGCATCCCGCCGGAAGTACTCTCGCCCGCGGGTGTTCTTCTTCTTTAGCCAGACGATAGAAATATCCTTCTCCTCTTGGCAGTGTAAACACATCGTGCTCATCGTTCACATCCTTTGCATGAAGGGCGCAGGCAATCCCCGCAGATGACTCTTTCGTTTAGACGGTCGCTCATGAGTTACCGTCCAGGCATTCGATGACGGTACCGAAGCACCATCCGGAGCCATCCCACCAGATATGGGTGGCGATGTAGTAGATGCCAGTAATGGCGAGCGTGGTGAGGAGGGCGACAACGATGCGCCCGCGCTTGGTCAGTTTCATGTTTAGACATTCCTTCCGGTTGCGTGCTCGTGCTCTGCCTTCTGCGTGATGTAATTGAGTTCCGCGCTATACCTGAGGAGAAGGTCTAGGAGGTCTTGATGATTGGCAGAAATGTCGAGGGTTCCGACTTTCCATAACCATGCGGTGAGTTGCTCTTGCGCTTTCATGATTCTCCAGTCTTGTCTAAACGCTGACGGTCTTTCCGTCGCGTTCGTGGGGTGGGCGGGAGTTGCACCCGCCTACGCTGTCCACCCCTGCCCGCGGTTAGCGGGCTAGTTCGTCCGCTCTGCCTTTGAGGTAACGGTTGGTTGCCTCGCTGAGGGTTCCCACAAGGGTGAGAAGGTCGAGGAGTTCGCCTACCTTGGCAACTCTGTCCACGGGTTGGCTCCACTCGTTGGAGTGGTCTAAACGGCTTCCCGCCTTGGAGTAGTTCGCGATGGCGCTGACGAACTCTGCCCATGCTTTGACCTTGGAGCCGTTGAGAGTTCCGTGATGTAGGCGTACCTCCACGGTTCCGTGGTTACGGTACGCATCGAAGTTGAGGGAGCGATAGCGCCCATTTAGTCCGATGTTGCGGATGGAGCCGTTGCGGATTGTCTCCACTTGAGAATCGAGTTCCGCAAGCGCCACCGGCACGCAAAACCGATTGTTTAGACGGGATGGAGCAACGAGCGCGCCGATGGTGGCATGCGCGAGGTTCCAGTTCCACGCGAGATTCGCCAAGCCCTCCAGCCCGTATTCATCCGCGCCAAGATGGACATGGAGTCCGCACTGCTTGTTCACGGTTGCGCCACCGATGCGGAGTGCACGGGTTGCGGTCTTTGCCTCGTCTAAACGCTCGGCGGTCAGAATCGGGCTAACTGCCTCGGCGCTGACATGATGCGTTCCGTCACGCTTGACCTGCCAAGCGATGCCGGCGCGGTTGATGAGGGATTGAGCGCTCGGGATGGATATGTCGCTCACCTCTAGTTCGATTCCGAAAGTTTCCATGGTTCCAGTCTCCTATCGTCTAAACGGTTAGTTGGCTTCGGTGAATGATTGATGGCATGCAGGGCACACGGGTGTGCCTAAACGGTCAAGCGTGGCACGCGAGACTCGGGCGATATAGTTGCAGGGGAGGCACGCCACCTTCAAGAGGCGGGTGGTCTGCTTCTTGACCTCCGGCAGGGTGACGGAGGCGTGAGGGTAGGCGGGGAGTTGGCTGAGGATGTTCTCAGCCCATGATGGCAAGCCCTCCGCGTTTAGACGGAGCGCTTGGATTGCTTGGCGATAGGTGGCTCCTTGCTTGTAATCGCCAAGCACTACGGCTACGAGGAGAGGGAGCACGGCACGCGCCACCTCTTCATCGGTGTCGATTTCCGGAGTGACAAAAACCTCGGCATTGAACTCATCGGAGTTAGTCGGAGGGATGAGGGAGGCGGTTACCTTCTTGCGCTTGCCTTGAGTTGCAGGGAATCCGCAGGAGAGGCGAACGGACACCTCCTCTTCGGCATAGGGGTAGTGATTGGTTATGAATGGAATGGCGCGATTCGCCAACTCTTTCAGCCATGTCTCGCGATTCATGTCTTGCTCCAGTCTTAGAACACTTGTTCTAATCGCTACGGGTGGCGCTTTGCCACCTCGTCATTATTCAGTTGTAGTGCGCATCTTTGTCCTCGTGCCGGTAGGTGTCAAGTCTAAACGGGCAAGTCGCAAAGATTTTTTTATGAGACGGCATCTCAATATGTGAGACGGGAAGAGGGTTAGGTTGTTGAACTTTCAACTACCTGCCGGAGGATGCGGGGCGGGGCGATGTCCGCGGGGCAGGTGTCTAAACGCGGGCAGGGCAGACCATGCGGGGCGCGGGGCTATGTCTGCACGGGGCGCGACTAGGGATGAGGGAGTAAGTGCCACCGCGCCCGCTAGTGCTTGCTCCTGCCAATGCTTGGCATGCCATGCCTTGCAAAGTGATGAGTGATTGCATGCAAAAGCGCTTGCAAGTGGATGAGCGAGACCCCAGGGTTTATAAAATGGGGGCGAGCGTGTGTGTATATCTCTACCTACATAAGTTTGCTAGGATTCGTATATGCCTTCTGACCTGCACTTTTACTACATCCATAGGATGTGGCATAAATCACACCCCAGAAAGTGTCCGGTAGGACCCTTCTGGACACCTATAGTATAAGTGAGGAGGCGAAATCGCCGGAGCCTCCGAACGCTAAGCAGCGACCCCAAGGGTCGCCCCCTAAAAGAAGCCCTAACCTTCGGGCTTCGTTAGGACTACGCCCTTCGGTTAGGAGTAAGCCCAAGGCTCCCATAAGCCCGCCTTGGTACAACCTATGGAAAGAAAACGAACTACCGCTGCTTCTCACAAAAGCGATGCCATCAAGAAGCAAATCATAGATTTTCTGATGCAAGGCTACTCAGTCCAACGAGCCATGGATGCCGTTGGACGAAGCATCAAGACTTACGAGTACTATCGAAAGACTGACTCTGAGTTTGCTACCGCCATCGACAAAGTACGGTCCATGACCGCCAGGGGTGAGATAGGCGGGGCACGAGGCGAAGTACCACCCTTTGCCGAGTTCTCTGAGAAGTACCTGGGAACTAAGGTTTTCAAGCATCAACAGCATTGGATTGACTTATTGGAGGGTAGAACCCCTGAGGATGTCCACCCTGCCATAGCCTACGAACAAGGCTCACCCGACTTACTCATCGTCAACACCCCACCTGAGCACGCGAAGTCCACGACCATTACGGTCAACTACGCCGTCTATCGGATTTGCCAGAACCCCAACATCAGAATCATGATTGTGTCGAAGACACAGGCTATGGCACAGAAGTTCCTGCTCTCCATAAAGAACAGACTAACGCATCCTAGATACCAGGACTTACAACTGACCTTTGGACCTCCAGGGGGTTTTGAGAAGAACTCTGATTCGTGGAAGCAGGACTTGATTTACCTATCCTCCGAAGCCAGGGACTCTGGCGAGAAGGACCCCACGGTGCAGGCTATCGGTATCCGAGGGCATATCTACGGTGCTCGTGCCGATTTGATTATCATGGATGACTGCGTGGACCACACCAACGCCCATGAGTACGAAAAGCAGATTGACTGGATTCAGTCGGAAGTCATGTCTCGTATTGACAACGATGGGGGCAGACTACTCGTTATAGGCACCCGTCTAAGACCCAGAGATTTGTACTCTGAATTGCGCGACCCTATGCGCTACCCAGACGAGACTTCCCCTTGGACTTACTTCGCACAACCCGCCGTCTTGGAGTTTGACGAGGACCCCGCCAACTGGGTCACCCTCTGGGCTAAGACCA